CATGGTTCTTGACTTTACAACTTGACTTTACAACTTGGCATGGTTCTTGACTTTACAACTTGGCATGGTTCTTGACTTTACAACTTGGCATGGTTCTTGACTTTACAACTTGGCATAATTCTTGACCAAAACCAAAACCAAAACCAAAACCGAACCCAAAACAAAAGCTTAAACCTTGCTATTGTCATTAGACTAGAACAATGTTAAAATTAAAATTCATTTAATGTAATAAGGTGTTTTTTATGATTGGTAATTATTGTCGTCAATATAGGTTAATAAATGGTTATAAGTTGAAAGATTTAACTGTTAAAGTTAAAGCATTATCTGCTTTTGAAAATGGTAGAAGCACAAATATGGAACACTTAGCCTTATATATAAAACTAAGTCACAAACTAGATGATACATATTATTTTATGAAAGGTTTAACTTTAGAGGTGCTTAACAATGGCGAATAATGACATTATTTTCAGTTATGGTAAATCTAGTCGATTTATTAAAGGTGGTAAAAAACCAGTAAGTAATAAGAAGGGTGCTAATGCTTTCGATCAAAAAGCTTATAGAAGGGAGGTATCAAGGCTTTCAGCAATAGCTAATAAGAGAACCGATAGACTAGCCAACGCCAACTTAACAACGTCACCTGCTTTCGATAAGTGGTTTAAAGATGGTCAAGTTCGTTTTGGTGTTAAAGGTAAATCTTTCAATGAGGTTCAGAGTGAAATGGCAAGGTTAAACAAGTTTTTAAACTCTACAACGTCAACTATAAGAGGTTATAACCGTACTTTGAGAGAGATAGCATCCAATACAGGGATAAAGTTCTCAAACATGAAACAGTTACAAGCTAAAGCGGGTTCATTCTTTGCTTTAGCAGATAAGGTTGAGCAATACTTGAGAACCGTTGAAGATATAGCCAGTGCTATTGGCTACAATCAAATTTGGGAAGTTATAAACACTTATACCCAAGAAAACAAGTTAAACTTAGGTGCTGAAACAGATGTTGATGGATTAGTTGAAACAATCTCACAAATTTTAGCTAAAGGTGATGAACGAAAAGACGAAACCTTTGGTGATTGGACGTTTTTAACAAGGTAGTAATATGATCTATTGTGATGAATTAGCACCTAATTATTTTAAAGAACTTGCAATCAGTACAATTAAGACCAATAAAAAAATAACCTTTTATGATATTGAATCATCATTGGATATTGAAACTACTAGTACATATGTGAATGGTGATGAAAAAATAGCATTTATGTATATTTGGATGTTCGGCATTGGTCTTGATAATGATGTGTTTTACGGAAGGACTTGGGAACAATTAGAAACTTTTTTAAACAATGTTAATCAACAATTAGAATTGACCGAATCACTTAGATTAGTAACCTATGTTCACAATTTAGGTTATGAGTTCCAATTCATGCGGAAAAATTTCAACTGGTTAAATGTTTTTGCTGTTGATGATAGAAAACCAATTAAGGCTTTATGTGATTTGGGTATTGAGTTCAGAGACTCCTATATTTTAAGTGGATTTAGTTTAGAAAATACTGCTAAAAACTTAACTAAATATAAAGTTAAAAAAATGGTTGGTGATTTGGATTACAGTTTAATTCGTCACTCATTAACTTCATTAACTGATATTGAGCTTAAATACTGTGAAAATGATGTTTTGGTTGTTCTAGCTTATATAAAGGAACAAATAGAAATGTATAAAAATGTTTCTAAAATACCACTAACAAACACTGGTAGGGTTCGTGATTATGTTAGAAAAAGCTGTTACTACTCAAGTTCGAATCATAGAAAATCAGACAAGGGAAAATATATTAAATACCGTAAAATCATGGGTGATTTAACATTAGAACTAGACGTTTATAAGCAACTTAAAAGATCATTCATGGGAGGTTTTACACATAGTTCAAAGGATAAAACAAACCTAGTTTTAAAAGGTGTTGACTCGATTGATCTAGTTTCTAGTTATCCGACCGTTATGCTTTCAGATAAATACCCTATGAGCAGACCAAAAAAGGTAAGTGTTTCTAGTGTTGAAGAACTTAAAAAATTATTTTATAACAATTGTGTTGTATTTGATTTAAGGCTTAAAGGTGTTAAGAATAAAATCGGATATGAAAGTTACCTTTCAGAATCAAAGTGTTTTAATACTGTTAAAGCTGTTGTAAATAATGGTCGAATATTTGAAGCCGATGAACTTGTAACCACGATAACAGATGTTGATTTTTCAATAATTGAAGCTGTTTATTCTTGGGATAGTATAGAGGTAAGCAATGTTTTAGCTTTTCGCTGCGGTTATCTACCAAAACCAATAATAGAATCAATACTTAAATTATATGGTGATAAAACCATGTTGAAAGATGTTAAGGGTTCAGAGGTTGAATATTTACTTTCTAAAGGTATGTTAAATAGTGTTTATGGTATGTGTGTTACTGATTTTATAAAAGACGATCACGTTTATGATGAAACATGGACAGTCGAACCAGTTAACGCAAGGGAGAAGATACAGGATTACAACAAAAGCAAATCAAGGTTTCTATATTATCCTTGGGGTATTTGGGTTACTGCTTACGCTAGGCGCAATCTGTGGTCAGCTATCATTAACATAGGTGATGATTATATTTATTCTGATACTGATAGTGTGAAAATGTTGAACTATGGAAAACATAAAAAATACATAAATGACTATAATAAGCATGTTATGTATAAACTTGAAAAAATGATGAGGTTCTATAAACTTGATGTTGATATGTTGAAACCAAAAACCATAAACGGAAAAGTTAAACCGTTGGGGGTTTGGGAACACGAAGGTCATTATACAAAGTTTAAAACATTGGGCGCGAAAAGGTATCTTATTGAAGAAAATAATAACTTTTTTTTAACAGTAGCAGGACTAAGCAAGAAGAACGGTATCGAACACATTAAACAGGTTAATAATAATGATAGTGATAAAATTTTTAAATCTTTTGATGATGAATTATACATACCTAAAGAAAAAACAGGTAAAATGACACACACATACTTAGACGTTGAAAACCAAGCTATGATTAAAGACTATCAAAATAATTATTTACACGTTAAAACATTATCATCTACACACTTAGATAAATGTGATTTTACATTATCAATATCATTACTTTATAAGCAATTTTTACAAAACCTTTCTAAAGGTTACATATTTACAGGAATGCAAAACAAATGATTAAATATTACAACACAACTAAAATTGATAAAAAGAACGCTACTTATAATCTTATTTTTGGTGAACGATCCAACGGTAAAACGTATGCTTTACTTAGAAAGTCATTAATTGATTATATTAAAAAAGGCGAACAGGTAGCCTATGTTAGAAGATGGAAGGAAGATATAACAGGAAGGCGAGCCAGTCGATTATATTCGGGTTTAAATGAAAACGGTGAAGTAGAAAAACTTACTAAGGGTGTTTTTACAGGTGTTCATTATTGGGCAGGTAAATTTTATTTATGCAATTACAATGATACAGGGAAGGTTATATATTCCGATGCTGATATTATTGGCTATACTTTTTCTTTGTCGGATGGTGAACACGATAAATCTACATCATTCCCTTTAATCAAAACAGTGGTATTTGATGAATTTTTAACAAATAAATTATACTTACAAGATGAATTTGTTTTGTTTATGAATGTAGTAAGTACAATTGTAAGAAGGCGTGAAGATGTAAAAATTTATATGTTAGGTAATACGGTGAATAAGTATTGCCCTTATTTTAATGAAATGGGATTGGAAAATATTCAGAAAATGGAACAAGGTAGTATTGATTTATATCAGTATGGTACTAGTTCTTTAACCGTTGCTGTTGAATATTGTAGTGTAGCAGACCAAAACAAAGGCGCAAAAAGTAAAAAATATTTCGCTTTTAATAATCCTAAATTGAGCATGATAACAGGTGGTTCTTGGGAGTTGAGTATATATCCACATAAACCGATGAAGTTTAAGCCTAAGGATGTACTATTCAATTATTTCATTGAGTTCAGCGACAATATTTATCATTGTGAAGTTATTAATATTGGTGATGTATATTTCACCTATATTCATTTGAAAACAACTGATATTAAAAACAAGGATGATATTGTTTACAGTTTAGATTATAATGTTAACCGTAATTATGTTAGAAATATTTACAAACCAGTAAGCAAAATTCACAAAAAGATATTGTATTTTTTTGAAACCAGTCTAGTTTTTTATCAAGATAATAATGTTGGTGATGCTGTAAACAATTTTTTAAAAATAAG